TTCTGCAATCCTTATATCACCATTAATATCTATAATCTCATCATTTATATCAAAAATTATAGAATCTATTTCATCTAATTCTTCTTTTAGTTTATTTATTTCTTTTTGTATTTTTTCATTGTGATGTACCGATTCTTTTTGTTTTATAGAGGCCTCTATGTTTGAATCTATAATATTTAATTTACTTTCTAAATCAGATAGTTCTAAGTTACAAGATTTATTTGTTAACTCTAATTTATCTATATCAATAGTTAAACTATCTATTTTAGATTTTATTTCTGATACTTCTTCTAAAACATCCGTTACATCATATTTGAATTTATCTATATTTAATTGACCACATTCTTTTTTTCTATGTGATACTTCATTCTGTAGTTGTATTATTTCAGATTGTAATAAATGTGCTTTTTTAGCAAACGGTGTATTTTTGTTTTTAACACAATGTTCACAATTATCATCAAATGTTAAAGAACCAATTCCATCTAAGTGTTCTTGTGAATGTTGTATTTTACTTTCTGCAGTAACTACCTCTGATTCTAAGTTTTCTAACCGTTCAACAATTGTTTTCCATTGTAGGTGTTTTGATTGTAATTCTAACAAATCATAACCATTATATAAATTTGTTAATTTATCTCTCTTAGATTTATATAACTTTATATCTTTAGCATATGAACCACATTCTTCTTTTTTATTTTTTAGTTGAACTGTAATTTGTTCTTTATTTTTTATCAAAGATTCTGTATCTATAATTGTATCATCTACAGATTTTAAGTCAGATGTTAAATCATATATATCAGACCTAACTTTAACTCTCTTATTATTATATTCATCAAATCGTTTTTGTGTAGATTCCAATACATCTTTATTAGATTTTAATTGTTCCTTTGCATCTACTAACTTATCGGTAAAGTTTTGATTTTTGTAATCTTTTAGTAAAGCACTTAATTCTCTAATTTCTTCATTGGCGATTTGATATAATTCTTCAAATACATTCATATCTAAAAATTGAGCAAGAAGTTCTTTCTTTTCTCTTTGTGATTTTTCAATGAACCCACCACTATTAGATTGATTAGACATTGCAGTAAGAATAAAATCTTCATATGAACCAACATACTTTCTAATTATAGAGTTTGTATCTCTACGTTCCTCACCATTCAACGAATGAGTTGCACCATCTACAATACAATAGAAGTTTACATCAACTTTTACAGTTCCCCTCTTAGGTGATTTCTTACCAACTCGTTCAATGTAATAATCAACCCCATTAATCTCAAAGTTAAACTTACAGTTAAATGATGATTTAGAATAATTCAATACATCTAACGCTTTGTTTGTACGAGAACACTTATCAAATAAACAGAATGATAGAGCATCCCATAATGATGATTTACCACTAGCGTTTGGAGCAAAGATTCCGTATGCTCCTTTCATTTGAGTGAAATCAACTACATTGTTTGTACCATATGAAAACATATTAGAAAACTCAAACTTCTTTGGTTTCCATATAATATTTTTTAATCCCTCTGGCCCACCTAACTTATTATTTATATCCTGATTGATACCTCTGATTATATCCAACTCTTCATTTCCAATAATGTATTTATCAGAAAGATATTTTTCTATTAACTGATTTTGAAAAGCGATATCTCTTACATTTTGTAATGTTATTGTAGAATTACCTTTAGAATCTTTTGTATCTGTTAATACTTTTTGGATTGTTAATTCTTGTACTTTTCTACCAACCTTAACTTCTGATATGATTTTCTTTAGTTGTGATTGAGTTGTATCTTTTACCCTAACTCTCATACGAGGTTTGTTAGGTATCGTTGGATTTCCAATCAACTTTCCGTTCTCAACATCTAAGGTTACATAACCATAATCGTTGTGAATCGGAACAAACTCTGATTCTTTGGTTTCAACATCCCATACCAAAATACCATGTTCAGGATATTTAGCTTCTGCATGATTCTGCATAATCGTAGAACCACAATACTTAATCGTACCCTCATCATTAAGTGTTTGATTTGGAACGTGAATATCACCCAATAGAACTAAATCGTATCCATCGAAGGAATCAACTTTTACATTTTTGTTTTCTAATTGGAATCCGTATTCTGTTTTTACCTTATCTACAGGTGCATGATATAATGCTACTTTATAATCACCATGTACTTCTTCAGATGGAATAATTTCTTTTGAATCACCAAAAACAGATGAGTGTGAAAAGGAAATGCCTCCCATTTTCCAAACTCCATCATCTTTCAGATAATGTAGATTTGGATGTCTTAAAGCGTTTACAATTGGTGATAATGCATCTAATCTATTTGGATTGTTTAGATTAGCATCGTGATTACCTGGTATCATAATTGTTGGTAATAAATCCGATAGGTTTTTTAGAAATGTTTGAGTCATTTCTACAACCTCAGGAGTCATATCCGTTTTTGCGTGAACAATATCACCACATAATACAATGATGGAATCTTCCGTCTTTGTAGTGGAAATATAATCATAAAGACGGGAAAATACTTCTCTGTATTCTTTATGTCTTTTTAAATTTCTGATATGTACATCAGCAATGTGGTAAATCTTTTTGATTGTACCATCATACTTTATTCTCTTTGATTTTCTCATACACCTAATAACTTATACTCCATTAACTTTCTTAGTGAAAGTAATTCAGTATTTTCTATCTTTTTATAAATTTTTTCAAAACCTAATTCGGATGGGTCTGAATCTCCTAATTCAACAATATAAACATCTACACCGTTGTTCATTAATACTTCAGCAAATCTAAGTGAATTACTAAATGCATCTGAATCTAATGCTAAATACACTTTCTTTACACCCTTCCCTAATATTTTCTTTTGTAGTTCCGATTGTGGTGATTTTCCAAATAGTGGAATACTATTCATTCGAATCGCCATAGCATCAAAAACTCCCTCACATATTACAATTGGCAAATCCCAATTGATTAACATTTCAAACCCAACAACATCTTTTGATACGTTTGGATTTTTATGTTTAAAATTACTTTCATAAAAACTTCTACCTACAAAATAATTTAAAATACCATTTTCATCATACGATGGAATTATTACTTTATGTTTATATGGGCCCTCTTCACAATACCCAATCTGATATTTAATTATCTCAGCTGGTTTTACTCCCCTTTCATCCAAATAACCCAATGCGTGTTTTCTAATTACCGATGTAGATGATTTCCAAAGTGGAATATATTCTTTTGGAAGTTGTACAACTTTACTTTCCTCTACAACCGTATCTGTTCTGTATCTATATTTTCTACTGAATATAGAATTATGTTCATCCCATATTTCTTTTGATACTTTTAGTTTTCTAAATAAAGTACGAATTGATTTACCTTTTTCATCAGAAATCCAACAATGCCAAGGGTTATCACCATTAGAGTTTAACTTTATGTTTATCTCTAATTTAGGTTTATAGTGATTCACAAATGGAGAGAAAAAGGCGTAGTTATCCCCACTTGTTTTCTTAGACTTTCCTAAGACGGTTTCTAGTAATGATAAGAGTCTTTCTTCCATATTAGAGTAAATATACAAAAAATATTTGAATTATCCAAAAAATTTCTTAGTTGGTTTTTCATCTATCCATTCTTGTGGGATTTCCTTCTTTGCCCATTTGAATCCGTTCTTTTCACACCATTGAGCATATGTGGTTTTAGAACCTTTGTATATTTTTCCATTTGGAGATTGTAATACGAATCGTAAATCCATATCAGGATTTTGTTCTTTGATTAATAAATGTTTTTTTCTATCTTCTGGTAAGAACCACCCTTTTGATTCTATAAAGATTCCATTTGGTAGTTTAAAATCAGGTTTGTAAGTGTGATGAGTTGCTGGTATTGTATATTCTACTTCATGCTTTTCATACTCACCATCGATACCTTTTGATTTGAGTTGTTCATCTATACGAGTTTCCAACCCACTTTTATGTCCCTTCATCTTTTGAATGTGAGACCAGTTTCCTTTTGTATTCATAACTTATTACTTTTTTTATTTACTATATCCACCATAATTTACGTTAGGGTTTTTTGGACTTTCACTCGGTGGTGTATTTGTAGGTACATCTGCCGGTAATGTAGGTGGTGGTGGTGTGATAACATCAGGTGAATCTACACTTGATGTATCATCAGGTTTAGGTTCATACGCTTCACCAAAATCACCCCCAACTAAAATATCAGGTCTATCCAATTTACCCCAAACAAATTTACCAGGTGATGTTTCGGTGATTGTTGCGGTATTACCAGTCATTAATGAGCCTGTACCAGGTGCACCAAATGGCCCATCTAAATCCATTCTAACTTTTACAGTTATATCAACATCACTTCTGTTTTGTATTGCCGATGCTAATTTTCCAATGGCAACTAAATCACCATTTGGATTATATAATCCGATTGTTGTGAAATAATTTCTAAAATCTGAACCTGTTACGAATGATTTTAGTATTGGACTATCAACATCATTATTTCTTTTTAGTGTTGGGTTTTGAGATACATTAAACTCATTAGCACCCACTTCACATAATATATTTAATTCATGTAATTGTTTTGTTGATTTGTATCTTGTTTTCCAACCGTATTTAGATACAGTACCTTCGGCTGTTTCATCACCATAATCCCAATTACCATTTTCACCAGTCCAAATATATTTGTATAATGGTCTTGGGTCTGATACAATCATTAATCCATGATGATAGAATACCTCACCGATTGTGTGAGTTTGATATGCCGAACCTGATACAAAGTGGTTGTTTGATAATCCTTCTATCTCAGATTGTGTTAATCCTTTATTATAAAAACGAACTTCATCTAATGAACCACTTAATACATTGTGTGATGATACTACATCTTCAAACCAACCATCAGATAAAGTTTTACTTCCTAATACTATATCGTATCTATTAGAGATTCCTCTCATTGTTATATTATCAATACTACCACTTGTTGGTAAAGAACCTGTTTGTTCTTTAACACCATCAACCCATAACTCTAAGTGAGAACCCGTTTTATTAAAACATATATGATGAGCTGTATTATCGTTGATTGCAGTTGTAGATGATGCCGTTACTGTTGTTAATCCATTCGATAATGAAATGTGAATCTTACCATTATCAGCACCAGCATTTTGATTGTTCACCTGTATATCTAACGGATAGATAGGTGATACAATATTTCTTCTTCTTAGAACTGAGTTTCTTAATCCATCTTCACCATAATCTCTACTACTACCCCTTTTAGATACTAATGAATTATAGTTAGCGGTATCATCTGATTGTGAGGTTGGTAGAACCGCCCATAATGAAACAGAGTAATCATTTGTTTCAAAAAACTTATATTGGTTTTGATGATTTATTCTAATGTATGAATCAGAACCATTAAAGGTTGCTTTAGTACCAGATGGTAATCTTTCAGATGCGGTGGCACCTGTTGTATTTATTCCTGGTGTATAATTTATATTTAAACCGTACCCATTATTAATGTACCCACTTCTATCCTCTACTATCTCATCAATTGTAGAATCTCTACTAACTACCTCATCGTTGAATCCCCAATAACCAATTAGATTTCCAAATGGAACATATGAACCAGTATCTAAACTATCATCAATTAGATTACCATTGTGTTCATTTACTTTTATATCTTTTATGGAGATTTGTGATGTACTTCCAGTCATCGAAGTATCTGTAACAGTAATACTTCCTGGTCTTAACCCATCACCCATTCTGTTATGTGGAACTGAAAATATAGATGCTGATGCAAATAAATCCCTTTCGATTCGAGGTCTATGTTTGTAAAACATCTGATTCAAACCAGACCAAACAACTTTCTGATGTTTTGATTTTAAAAATTCTGTTGAGTTAGAATTAGAGTTATCTATCTGGTCAGTTTCTCTATATGCCGGAAGTCCGATTGATTCTGAAACATTTATCTTTTCACCAAAGTTTGGGGATATACCTTTTATTACCGATATTTGATATCCATCTGTTCGGAAATTCAAATCAGTCGCAACCCAACGTTTATGGGTGTTGAATGGTCTTAATTGAGTACCACCGCCATTGATTGGTTTGTAAGCTTCTGCCATGCGTAATCATTATCGTTATCGTTCTTAAATATTACTTAAAAATCTAACTTAACCTTAACTAACACTTCATTTGAGAATGATTTAAGAATTGGTTTAGATAACTTAGCAACGGCCAATAATTGTTGTGAACTATTGTATAATCCAACAGTTGTAATATACGATTTAGGATTGTTAGCAAATGTTGGTTGTCTAAACGCTCCATTTGAACCTGATGTATATGATGGGTTGTTTGAGAAGTTATACTCACCATTCTTAGCTCTTACAAAATAGAATGTTGATTGTACTCTTTCTTCGTTTCTTGCGGCAAAACCATAATTTGAATTAATAACTGCAGCTCCACTAATAGATGTAAATAGTTTAAATGCGTTATCACCATTAAGGTTTGAACCAGTAACAGTACCAAAGTTAACATTAGTGTTTAATGTATCGGCGTTAAGTACTATAACACCTTGTTCAGGATAAACCTGTCCATAATAAGTTTTAGGTGAATAAACACCATTTAAAATAGAACCTGATACTAAGTTGTAAACTCTACCTATTTGAGTAGCTGCTTGTTGTGTATCACCACTATCATCAATTAACTGAATAACTTCATTAGAACCAGAAATACTTATATTAGAACCTGTGTGTACGTTGTTTGGTACAACTGAACCTGAACCAACTCCATTTCCTGCTAACTTAGCTAAACCTAATTCGAAGTTACCAGGGTCTAATCTATCTTTTAATCTAGCTCTGTTAAGGTTAACTGCGTAAATGTGTTGAGAAGCAACATCATTAAAACTGAACACTCTCTGATTGTCTGGTAGTAGGATTTGTGCATATTGAGAATAGATAGCGTTAGAAGGTGAATCTTCATTCTGTCCTAATGAACCACTACCTGCGTTGTGTCCGTATGTTACTGAAAACTGAGATTCAGATGTTGAATCAGTTGATACACCGTTAAAAATCTCATAATAATATTGTTTCTGAGTAGCTGATTGTGCAGAAGATGTATGGAATGTAGTTAGTGTTCCTACGTTACCACTCCATAAACCTCTGGTCACTTTTTCTACACCACCCTCTACAACATCTCCTACTTTGAATGCCGTATATACTCTCTTTGATGTATTAAACGAACCTGCTGGTAAAATTGCCATATCTTATTCCCTTTTAAATTATCCTTATAATGTTGAATCTAAAGTGTTACCTACTGAGATATCAGGATTATTAGTAACAGTTAAATCAATCTCCGTACGTCCACCTGTCTCATTACCAATAACAAATATTTTAGTTGATATATCTGTATTATCAGATAATACTTTAGTTGTAATTGTAAATGTTTTATTAGTACTGATAGTAACACTTCTTCTATCTTCGTTAGCACCAACTGCATCATCGTTATTTGCGATACCACTTCCATCACCAATGATAGATGCCGCATCAGAATTTAATAATGTAACAGTATAACCAAGAGTTTCGTTACCACCATTTTTAGTTTCTAAAGTTACTACTTGTTGTTTTGAACCTTCTTCTAAACTAATTGAACTTGGGTTAGATTGTATAATAGGGATTCTAATAGTGTTCTTCGGAAGAGTTAACAACTTGTATCTTAATGAGTAGTTCTCATCAGTTACTGCCTCAACTACTGGCATGTTTTCAATAATGATTCCATAATAATCAGAACCTAGCGGATGTGCTGGATTCCATAGTTCATAATCTACTTCATCATCAGCCAATGCGAATTGACTAATCACAAAGAAATCTCTACCTTTTGCCAATAACTCCCTACCCTTTTTCGTAAGAATAGCATCTACCGTAATTGACGAATTATCTAAATATCCCATAATATTACCCTTTTACAATTTTGTTTTCTTATATAAATATGAAAAAATATATTTTTACACTAACTTTTGTAATTTTCTATTTTCTTCCGTTTTTTCTATCTGTTTTATCTAACGCCACAATGAAATCATCTTCACCTTTATCATTTGATAAGGTTCTTCTAAGTTGTTCCAAAGTATCCCTTCTATCTTCATAATTTTCAAAAGGACTTTCATTATTTGGTTTGATTAAAATATCAACTGATGTTGTAGAAGCTTCTGAATCAAAATCTGATTCTTCGGATTCAACAATATCTCTATGTGGAACTATAGGTCTACCTAAACGTAATTCCATATCGTTTACTTCCTTTATAGTTCGTTGAACATCATTCAATCCATCTAATTGTGGATTCCTTCCAATTTTTTCTTTCTGTTCTATAATTATCTCTTCTTCTAAAAAAGTAGATAATTCAACCTCACTGGGTCTATTTAAAACTAAATCTTTTTCTTTTTGTTTTCTTTCTTTTTCGTTTTCAACTCTTTTGACTTGTTCAAGTTGTAATCTTTCTTTTTCCAACTTAAAAGTTTCTTTATCCTTTTTTATTTTATCTGTAATTGAATCTACTTCTGTATCTTTTACATTTTTTTCACCTACAATATCAGGATACTTTTTCTTTAAGTATAAATCAAACTCAACTTTCATTATTTCTAATTCTTTTTTGAAAGCGTTTCTTCTCTTAATCTCATCATCAAATGCTTGTAAGATTTCATTGTATCTTTCATCTGATATAGCCCTTCTTTCCTTTTCTTCGATTAGTAATCTACGTCTGTTTTCTTCATCTAATTCTTTTGAATCTATAACAGGTAGTGCTGGTTTAAGGTTTTCAAGTGGTAGTGGTTTTAATGCATCAACTAACTCACTTGGTTTTGCTTTATCAAAATTATCTAATACTTTATTTTCCTCTAAAGGTTTACCAACGTTTGGTAATTCTTGTGGTTCTTTGATTATCTTACTAATTTCAGTAGCAGGTGAAATAGGTTTCTTAGGTGATTTAATCAAAGGCTTATTTGCACGTTCTGATAATCTAAGTTCTATTACTCGATTTAACCTATCAGCTGATTTAGGGTTTGATTTATTTCTATTTCTTCTAATTCTCATAATAATAATTATTCGATTAAGCCGTTTTTGATATCAAATTCTTTTCTTCTATCTAACTCAAGTTTTCTTAATTTCTTTTGTTCTTCAAATCTTTCATCAAACTCATCGGCACGTACATCTTCTATTTCAATCATCTTTTCGATTTTACGTCTAAATTCTCTAAGTTCTTTTCTGTACTCTTGTAACCTCTTAAAATAAATATCATCATCTACTACTAAATCTTTTATACTTAATGTATCCAATCCAGTCGCAGTATCTACATCTAAGTTACCTTCTTCAGCGGTTTGAGATGTTTTGATTAATACATTAGGGTCAGCCTTAAATATTTCGATTACAGGTTTCCCATCTGGTGTTTGAGTGGAATTAGTAGTTAAGGAATCTGAACTTACTTTACACCCTAAATATCTTAAATTTAAAACCGATAATGGTAATCCATCAGTTGATACCTCTGCCGGTACAAATGAAGATGAGTTTGGTAAGTTTAATGATGCCGATAATTCTGAGTTATAGAAAAATACTTCACTCTTAGCGTGTTGAGATAATCTACTACTTGTTATATTTGTTCCAATCGGATTATAGTTCCAACTACCATTTGAACCAGTTGTCCAATTAATACCATATCCTAAATCTGCGGATTGTGAGTAGTTTAATACCACATATCTATATTGTGATGGTGCATACATATCACCTACTTGTGGATTACCCACATCTTCCAAATCATCTTTTTGAGATGTTATCACCAATAAGTTACTCACATCAATTGAATCACCATCATATAATATGTGTTCTCCATTCAACACATATGATTGAGAAATTTCAGTTTCATATTGTTTTCTTTCGGCACTTAATGAGTATGAGTTAGTAACCTCAGTTTCTAAGAAGTGGTGTGATGCTGTTACAGGTCTCGCCATGGCCGCAATATGTGCATCATATACAGGTCTTGTCTGAGTTACCTTAGTTAATGATTTAGCTTTAGGTCTCTCTAAGATATGTGGTTCAATCAAAATACCTGAGTTGTAATCAACTCTAGCAGGCATGGTTTGTCTGATTTGTTCAAACACCGTCATATCATATTTAGCGAGAATATCAATTGTATTGTTGATTAAGTTTTTAGAACTATACTTTTTAAATACTTGCCTACGAACATAATCTAATTCTTCGTTTTGTTCGGTGTATCCACTTCGTTGGTCTGGATTACCAATGTAATCATCTATCTCAAAGTAACCTGTATGATTGTAGATATCTTCATTATACATTCTTGTAGCCGCCAAATAAACACCTAAAACATTTGAATCTACAGGTGCAGAATCATATTGTGATTTTTCAACCTTATTATCAGGATTTAGAATTGATGTTAGTGGATTATCCTCTGTTCTAACTTTATTATTAAGAATATTGTTAGCACCAGCTGATGGTACTTTTGTATAATACTCTTCAGTAACACCAATCAAATCATCATTTTCAAAATTGAATAATGATGCCGTTAAATGAGAACCATTTTGTGAACCTGTTATTTGTTGGTTAGGATGTTGTGATGGGTGTGAATCAACACTATTAATTGTTTTCAAATTAGAATCAGGAATGAATCTAAACTTTAAATCAAAGTAAGATGAAGTTACTGCATTACCATGATACGTTTCTCTTGATAGTGTGTGTTCATCAACTACAACATCTTTTAGTTGTTCAGCCCAATATCTAATTTCTTGTATTGAACCACTCATTGTATTTGTATCACCCCATAATGATGGAGCACCACTTACCGTTCCAAACGCTTTTCCAAATTGAACCACCCCACTACCAGTCCATGCGGCGTTATATGATGATTCAGTTGAACCATCAATTGATATACTTGCGGAACGACTTACTGTTATCCTATCTTTTTTAGCTCTTCGGTATTGTAATTTATATACATTATCTTTTGTTATATCATCAACTGAGTTTTCTCTTTCTATTAACAGAGTACTCATATTAGAATCAAACAATGGTACGTTATTTATGGATGCAGATTTATAACCACTACTACCACTTAAATAGAAGTGAATATTTCCTTTTGTAAATGTAGCCGAGCTTGATGTTGATTCATATAATACTGCAAAATCACTACCCTTACGAATAATACCAGTATCTCTATTTAGATTTTGTTGAACTTGTAATTCAATAACATCAATAGGATTTGGGTCATTGATAGCGTATGTGATTGGGTCTATATCTGTAACCTTATCCCAAGGTACTTCAATGTAATTATTATTATCCATTCTTAAATGGTAAACAAATCTATCATGTTCCCAATAAGGTCTTACATCATGTTCGATTACAGGCCCACCGTATTCTCTGATTGATAAGAATGTTTGAGGAATACCATATGTAGCAATCAATGCTTTAACTGCTCTAGCTGAACCTTTTGTTTTTAGAAGATACGGAATGTTGTTAACAATTCTTCTCCATACTTCGTAGTTAATCTGTTCATGTGATTTAGATGGTAGTGAACCACTATTAGGTACATTACCAAATTTATCAGTTCCCAATCCAAACTCCCAAAGGTTTGATGTATCTTTACCATGTGTTAATTTCCAACCCATAGATTTTGCTACATCATAAAGAAGTTCGTTTGGCATACCATCATACGGATGTTCTTGTCTTTCATTGATGGATGTTAATGCGTTTACATAAGACCAGGTAATATCAAAGTGATGTCCAATCATATCTACGAATAAAACATATTCTTTGTTTAACGGGTCCTCAACAATTGATGCCGGTACTACTTTAGTTAATCGTGCATCATTTAATGCATCGTGAATACTAGCAGAATCAATCAACCCATTGAAGAATGTTTCTGCTTGAGATGATGTTACACTATATAATACATTTGGATATTGACTACTCTTTGGCCAAGGTTCTAACGGATAGTTAGATGAACTATAATGAGTATATAAAGAACCAGTTGTTTCATTATACATCCATCGTTCCCAACCATCCATACCACTAACTACAGCATCTCTTCTTGAGATAGATTGTGAAATGTTTGTAATGGCCTCAGAACCACTAACAGATTGTAGTGTTTTGATTCGGGCATCATAAGATTCTACTAATTCTAATTTGTATTTAAGATTGTTTGCTCTTTCAACTGCTGATGAGTATTTAACAAAGTTACCAAAGTATGTATAATCAATATTTAGATTCACACCACCGAATGAACCACTAATGTACTTATCTATAATTTGTTGTGATGTAGATAAATTAGTATCTAATAAATCATTCCAACTTTTTAAATCAGTACCTTGTGATTTTCCATAGTTACCTAAATCAATTTTAAAGTTAGGTGATGAGAAGTTTGGTTGTTCTTCAGGTTTAGCATCATTGTAAACTAAAATCCTATCAATGTAGGATTCCCTAGTCATTTCATTTATTCTACACCCTAATGGTTGTAATCCATCTTCTAATGGTTTATATAATTTTACTACAACATTTGTAACTGCACCATCAAATCGTTCATTGTAATATCTAACTCTTGAATATCTTTGAATATTAGAACGTCTCCTAGTGTAATTACTTCGTGGTGGGTTATCGTAATACTCACCTGCAGGTAATGGATACTCTCTATCATCTGGTACATCGAAACCAGCAATCGCATCAGAATCATAGAAATAAATTGAATCACCATTACTATCAACTTCTATTTGATAGTATGCGTTTCCAACTTCATTTATTGCTAAATTAAATTTAGCACTTCTACCTGTGTTTTGATAAACGTTAAATCCAAATGCATTTGGTTTTTTACTACTATAAAATTCAATCCATTGATTTTGGTCTTTACTATCAAGTGAAGGGGCAAAAAATGTATTTTCATCATTGTAAGTATCAGTTGGGTGCATTACTGATGCAACTACTTCACCAACTCGTTTGTTATTATAGAAACTTAAATCAGTTATTGTTTGAATTTTATTATTACCAAAATTCAATCCTAAGTTTAGTTTATCTACTTCTGAATCGTTTTGTTCTATTCTCGCCAATAATTTAGATAAAGTACCACCCTTAACTTCTAACTCAACTTCAGTTAAATCAGCATTAACGTTTACAACCTTTAATTCAGGTGTTAGTGATTTAACAAAATTATAAACTATACTATAATATCCTGTTTCTATATTAGATAATCTTACATCTCTTTCAGGATTAATTAAAATATCCGTTTTTACATTATCATCTGTAGTGTTTAATTCATATACTAATTCTGATTCATTGGATAATAATAATTGGTCTGCGGAGTAAATGTGTGATTCTATTTTTGTTTTGTATTCAAAACCACCACCAGCTGGTGATTCGTATAGTGTACTTCCAACATTTCTCGTAGCTTCAGTAGTACTAATACCACTTATAAGATTACTTGCTTCCAACTGAAGTGTTGTGACAGTAAGATTCGATTCATCACTAAGTGAATAAACTTTTACATTATTTACTGGTACTTTTGATTCTACCAGAATATCTTTATTTTGAAATCTTTCTATCGCCATAATTTACCTTTATGCTCCTGTACTCGTCGCATCATCTGAAGCTTCATCATTAGCGTTACCACCACTTGGTGCATCACCCAATGTTGATGTACCAGCATTTGGCCAAACAATTGGTTCTTCTTCAGGAAGTTGTGCCGTTACTTCAAATATACATTTATCACCCATTATGTGAACACCATCATCTCTTGAACCAACTACAGTTTGTACTTCGTATATATCATTTTCTACTAAATCAGCGTTTGGTATATCGTGACTTAACTCTATCATTGGATATGCCGCGGCGTATGTTCCGTTGTTTACTTCCCTTACATTTGCAGGGTCACTCGGTATTCTTTTTCTAATAATTCTTACATTCGCATTTACGTTTGAATTACCTTTATTTATAGAAAATCCAATTACTGTTCTAAGATTAAGATTTCTACCTGATTCTATTAGTTCTTTGGTAACTCTATATCCACCATTAGTAAGTGGTGGACCAAATACTGCGTTATCCCATAAAACTTCTTTGAATCCTGGAAACAGAATAAAATTATCGGTTGCATCTCTTACACCACCATTGTGGTAACTTATACCACTAAAGTGAGTATTATCAAACCAACCTGGTGATTCTTTACCTCTATAAGATGGAGCGTTTGGTGTTAACTCATATCTACCACTAAATACATCTTCTGGTATTACCTCTTCAACATCACTACCTTTTATACTGATACCTTGAACATAAATGTTAGCCTCATCTACAAAAGTTTGACTTATAACTTCTAATGGGATATCAGGTAATGGTACAATTAACTCAGATGAGAGTTGAGGAATTGTTCTATTGTAAGAATCTTTTTCATATAAAGATGTAACGGCAGGAACTTTATGCGTACCATATTGTTTACCACTATCCTCTTCAAGAGTATAGGATACAATTTGGTTGGATGAGTTTCTTCTTACATCACGAAACTCAACTTGATTCTCTGTTGGTGTATTATTTTGTATTGCCATTATCTTACCACTTTAAATATAAACCCATCAAAGTATTGTTTAGTACCACTTCTATCAACTCTGAATTCAAATTGATAAAATCTTTCAGGTTGTAATGTATTGAATCTAAAATTAAAGAAGTTACCAGTAGAATCACAACTTACTTTAGTATAAGTCGTATCGAATGGTACTATTACTAAATTTGTTTCAACATCTCTTACCTGATAATAAGTAGTTGCGGGTAGATATTTAATAGTAGTATATGGATTAGAATCCGCAAAACTTCTTGATGGATATGTTTCTCTACCAACTACTCTTAACTTAGCTTCTGATAATTCTTTATATTCTGAATTTAAGTTTTTAACATATAGTGTTATATCATTTGCCGTAAGTTCATTAAGTGAACCTGTTACGAATGATGAATCATCCCATCTTGCCTCTAATGTAGGTACATATATTGTATGAGTATCATTTGAGAAAAATTTTGATGAACCATATTTAACAGAACCAGTTTCTTGTAATGCCGGTCTTTTAATTATAAACCCATCGTTAGGTCTTTGTTGTTCTAATATATCTCTAACATATTTAGTAACAGTTACATTCAAATCAGATGTTGATTTTGTGAATGTTTGAGAATATTTAGTATTATCAATTGATGCAGTGTACCATGTTCCACCACCTGTATTTTTTAAGAATCCTGATTCACTAGTCGCCGGTGATTCTAAAGAACCTGAATAGAATAGTTTCCAATCATCTATCGAACCACTTTGAGCCAACGATGAACTATTAAAATATGTATATGCAAATATGTAATCACCATCTTGTACAGGTGTAAATGATATTGATTGTGTTGCGTTAGTTGTATATGATGATGTTAGATTGGTGATACCTGTTCTTAGTGGTAATCCATTATTATCATATAGTGTAAAATCAATAGAATTAAAATCACCTGGACTAATTGATGCCGTTAATTGATAGTTTAAACCTGCTTGTAAGGTTTGAGAAAATTGTGCATCAGCTCCACCTTCATCAGCGTATAAATTTAATTTAGATTGGGAAGCAAACATTCTAATACTATTAGTTGTTTCTTCGTTAACTCTGTTTCTTAATTTAAAATTACCCTCATTTAGAGTAAACGTTTCCCATGCAATTAAACTACCCGCTTTTTGATAAACATATATTTCATCAAACGAACCTGTTGATGTTGTACCATCACCACTTCCATCAAAGAATGTAAATCTTAATTCGTGGTCACCTGTTTCAGTTGCAGTTATATCAAATGATTGAGTTGATGATGCGGTTATAGCACCAACCATCCCTTCGTAATCACCTTCAGTTTTAACAACTCCACTTGGTGTTTTGATTCTAAAAGCTACATCATCAAATGATGCAGGGTCTATTTGAAATTGTACTCCATAGTTTATTTCATTCTGAAGATATGCTGGGAACACTAAGGTTGTTCCTGCGAAATTAGATGCTGATATAATTAGTGATTGATTTTGTAAGAAAGTGAATGGAACGTTACCATTAAAATCATTAATTGATTCAGTTAAGAATGCTGAACCACTACCTTCACTAAAACCTTCATATAATACAATACCTTCAGTTGGTAATCGTTCAGTTTCAACTCCGTTAAATACTTGTGTAGTTGATGTACTCCATAAATTATCGTTATCTCTTCGTTCCCAACTACAACCATCTGTATTTAGAGGTGTATCAAAAAACTGCCCACTTCCTTCAGACCAACTCTGAGATACAGGATATACTTCTAATGTGTATTCCGTTTTTACCTCATCGGCTTGAGTAGATGTTAAATTAAGTTTCCATTCGGCGTTAGTTGGTATATCACCATTAACAATAGAAGATGATATATCAGTTAAATCAAATTGTGTTAGAATTCTACTATTACCTATGTGTATTTTTTCAGTATCTTCATCAAAGAACTTAGTTACTTCCAACACTTCATCTAAACCAGAGTTCTGTGCTTTACGAGTATTTTGTTCGTAGATAGTAGAATCTTTTTGTCCGTATATTCTATAAATCATAATATATCCTCATTTAGAACTGTTGGGTTATTACCTGTCCTTTAATATCTGTATTTGGGAACTTCACTTCAAATATAGATGGGTCTTTAGGTGGATATATAATACCACCTTTAGTTGCGTTTCTAATACTATATTTGTTTGGTGAATAGTTTCCGTTAAATTTATTTACAATCTGTAATCCACCCTTTCCTTCTTTATCAGGTCTTACTACAGTTTGTACACCATCTACTTTATCTATTTCTACATATATTTTAGATATATTAATTGGTTCATTAATTCTCCAATTATCTATATCAAAATATTCTCTTAATCTGTTGATAGCCCTTAATAGAACTTCATTTGAATTATATTCTGGAAGAACTACAATTTCAAAATTAATTCCTATGTTTACAATATGGGCATTTTTTATATTTACTGCATCAGTTAATAATCTATGATACGATATATAATTTTTTAAGTTATATTTAGTTGCAGGATTTAATGATGTTAAGTTTTTATTATTATCATATCCACAAGTGTATAAATTTAAAGCCAGTGGATTTGGAATTTCAGTATTGATAAACTGTCCATCTACTTTAGAATATTCTGTTTGATAATCTTGTACTAAATATGCTTTTGCTACAGAACCGAACTGAGGTGGAAGTGCGTAACATCTCATTACATAATCTTCTCTTGTTACGGTTCTATTTTGAGCGGCGAAGAATGCCATTGCATTCTGTCTAATTTCTTCTTGAGTTTCTGTAGTTTTACCACCAATTGCTGGGCCTGGATTTGAACACGCTAAAGATTGTCTAACAAATCTAACTAACGCATCATTAAGATTTATTTCATTTTTTATAGTTGTTGTACTTGATAATACATTAACTAAATCTTTAGCAGGTACATTATCTACAATACCATTACCTACTAAATAGGTTACAGTTAGTGTAGTATTTGAAGGAGCGACTCCATATGTTTTGGTATATAGAAAGTTTGATGGGTCTAATGATGAATCTAAATTCTGATGTTCTGTATAAAGTGCTGAACCTACATTATCAGGATTAGGAATTATTTCTTCATCAGCATTTGATGAGATACCTGCACCAAAACAAATATTTAAAATTCCATCATCTTCAAACTTTGTTACATATCTTTTAGGAACTCTATTTAACTCTAATAAGTAAGGAGTATCACCACTATACTGATGTAAGTATGTGGAATTATCTTCGTTGTTATCTATTTGTTCGAATACCGTATCTTGTGCTAAGTATGGAACTCTTGTCCAAGTATCACCATCTGAATCTTTTATATTTTTTACTCTGATTAGATTATCATCTTCGATTTTTATTTTATCATAAATCTTTGGTGTACCAAATTCAAACGTTTTGGTTTTTTCTTTTCCACTTGTTGCCTTTACTTGTTTCTTTAAAAGATAATAAACAGGCTCATTTGTACTTTCATCTATTTGATAAACCGATACCTCAGTAGCATCAAATGATGATGAAAATGAAAAATCAACTGAAGATATTGTAGTAAACTCCACATCTGAAAAATCTGTTGAACCAACTACCATGCCTTCATTTAAAGTCATAGCGTAATCATAATCAGGAGCTACATTATCACCACTACCCTTTGCCGGTACTAATTGAAATACATCTAATGTTACTGATGCGGGTATAATATTTTTTGGTTTGTATCCTAATGAGTTTACAATATTAAATAGGTTTACATTTTCTTCTGCCGTAGTTAATAGTGATTCTCTTAATTGTGTATCTGTATAAAATGATAACACATCACCCACATATGATGCCATTTCCATAAACATCATACCAGGAGATGATTCATTAAAATCGTTAAATGTATTTGGGAAATAATTTTTAGAAAACTCAATTAAGTTTTTTCTAAACTCACCAAAATCTCTACCGATTAACGATACATCTTTTTGTACTAAATCTGATTTTACTTTCTTCATAATTTAAACCTATTCTAAATAAGCCCCTTCAGAATCTATAAATAATATTATCTGTTCGTTTGCACCTTGTTCTGTAACTCTAAATCGTAACTGAATCTTAACACTATTTCTATCAGGATTCGTATCAATAGATATGTTATCAATAACTATATAAGGCAACCAAAATTTGATATCATCAGAAAGTGTTTTAGACATTCTTTCCTCAATATCTCTATCTATCAATTCAAAAAGTAAAGAATACACATCCGAACCAAACAAAGGTTGGAATGGTCTTTCACCCTTTCTAGTCAATAATAGATTTTTTAAATTAGATACTGCTTGTTCTTCAGTTGTAAAACTTTGAGCGAATAATCCATTGGGTTTACCAAATGGTAATTTTACTCCAACTGCAACATCAGGCCTAAAATCTATTGGGTTATAGAAATATTCTTTTCTTTCTTTGGCCATTTAACTATCTTCCTTTTTTCTTATCAATAGTTTTCATCAATTGAGAATAATCTTTATTGATAACATTCATTACACTAGCAACTTCTTGATTGTTCACATCAACAGGTCTACCATCTATATCCTGTGTTGGTGCTACCGTTGCAGAACCACCTCTCATAAATGATTGTGCTTGATTGGATGTATATGGATTTCCATCTAAATTTCTCCACTCACCACTTTGATGTGTTTCGTTTAACATCTCATTTAACATTTCGTTTTGTACAAACGTTTTTGGTTTAGATACTTTTTTATTTTCTTCTATTGCTAAAATCTTACCCATATCAATTTCTAATGGGTCTACTTTAACTTTTTTAGATTTTATTTCTTTTATAATCGGTTTTTGAGATTTCTTAACCTCAGACAAGATAGGTTTTAGTTCCTCACGAACTACCTTTCTTACGATTACTTCTAATAATTGTGCTAAATCTTTTGCTTTCATAATTCCATACTTTATATATAAATATTAAAAACTTTTGTTTTATACTAACTGAATCCAAGGTATCGGTAACGTTGGGATTGGTATTGGTGAAACTGGTGTTCCACTTACAACTCCCATTGTATGTACACCCCCTACAGTTAGTAAATGTGATTGAAATGCTATTTGTAATTTTGTTGCCATTGGAATCCCATATGGTACTGGTGATGTTGGATGAGTAAATGCATTTAACAATCCTGCTTTAAGTGGTGCTATTGCCCCACCATTTGTAACAACATTCGTAATTGGTATAAATACTCCTGGTGCTCCAGTCGAAGATGCTATATGTAATGGGTCTGGTACAAGTGGTGAGAATACAGTTGCTAACCAATATTGAGATACTGAAGTAGCCCATCCAGTAAAATGATTTAGTTTAGGTCTACTTTCTGAATCATTAATATCTTTTAAACATTTTTCTATAGCATTTACCATTGGTTCAATTGGAGCCGGAGTTTGAATTCCATTTATTCCAGCCGGTGCAACAGTAAAAACCGATGATACTGCAATGGCATATTCACCAGCTAGTTTCTGAGCGGTTTTTCTGTAAGTCTTACCTTCAGTTGCTGAGTTTAGGTATCCACCTACTTTTGTGATATATGCGGGCCATACTGCTGCCATAACTTATTCTTACTGTTTCATTGCTTTTATATTACTTACGATAGTTGCCACTTTACTTGCATTAGTAGCCGGGCCTGTTGGTCCAACTCCGGTTGCGAAAGTAGCGGCGGCCGATGTTAGATTTTTTAACTCTGTTGCCAACTTTTCAATCTCTGTAAATAGTTTATCCATTTCCATTTGCCAGCCTGGTGTTGCATTTATAATATCTTGTTTAGCGGCTATAATAACTTTTTCATTTCTAGCGTTTAAGAATACCCTGTCCGAATTAAGGTATATAGATGAATTTGAATATGATGATGGGTTATCTGCTCCACCAATTCCGTTTTGAGCTGGTTTTAGTTTTATCTTTTGTGATGAACCCAACCATATAGATGAAAGGTCATCATTAACATCTTCTATAATAAACTTGTTGTAAGAACCACCACTCTTTCTACCGTTAGATATAATTGTAATTGGGTCGTTATCCGTAGATGAACTCCACGATGGTTTCTCAGATGTTTTACTTCCTTTAGGAGTATATCCAAATCTCATTGAATGTCCAAACCTACCTTCTAAAAGAACATCACCGATAAATGGTTGTACAGAACCTACATCAGTTCTTTCGGAAAACCCATCACCTAATTTTTTATCACTACTACTACCACCTACACCTGGAACTCCAGCAGCGGCGGCTTCATAACCCGATGCGGATGCTCCTGTCGATAATAATGTTTTAGATGTTGGTAATGAGTTATTATGTGGATTCCTTTGAATCGCTACTGGATTTAGATAATAAAAGGTTTGGTTAGATTCTCTTTTAGCTGGATTTGATTCGGGTTGTGAAGCTCTTATCAATACAACAGATTCCCCTATTAGTGGGATTCTTCTAAAAGATAAATCATATGGATATGCCGTTATCTGTTGATTAGGATTTTTTTGATTGAAGCATTGGATTTCATAAACTTCATTTACATCATTATCCTTTAATATTATTTTTTGTACTGTAGCTACTGATACACTCATTACTCATCTCCCTCTGTATTACTAAGAGCATCAATCTTATTATCGATTGCTTTGGCGTTTTCTAAAAGTTGTTTTTTCTCTTCATCACTTAATCCAAGTCCACCACCTTCACCTGAGTTTTCATCCTTCATCATTCGTTGAATGATTGCCGCCAATTTAACAATCTGTTCATCGTTTCTTACAGCCACTTCCATGTACTCTTTTATCAAAGGAACAATTACAGTAGCATCTTGTAGGTTTTTTACCAATGGTTCTAATTGTGCAATAAGAAGTTTTAGTTGTCTATCCTTCTTTTTAGAATTATGGTAAACATCCGACATGATATCAGCAAATGTTTTTCCTTTAAATAATTCAGTATCTTTATCCATTACTATCCTTTAATTTATATCTAAGTGATAAATATCCTTTTTGATTATATTCGGTGTACAATTCAACATAAATACCTTTTAGTTTACCAACTACTTTAGTTATGTATTGTGTATGTACACCTGTTCTCTCTCTAATAAGTATGTAGAGTGCTTTCTTATTGTACGAATATAAATCATATCTGGTCTTAAATAATTCATTTATTGAATCTGCGATAGCTCTATCTCTATCTTTTAAGAATAATTCATACAAATGATAATCTATATATTTTGTAAAATGGTCTACGAAATCTGATTTAGATTCTTTATTATTCTGGTCTACAATTTCGTTTACAATATTACGAGATGTATCAATCGCTGATACTTTCTCTTTTGATTTCATCCTAGCGTAGTTTGCATTATTCTCATTGAATAAATAATTTCTAGCTACTACTGTGAAGTAAGAGAAGGCTCTACCATTCTCACCATTGAACTTATGAATCTTTTCATTCAGAAATGCAACTACACTTGCCTTTACATCTTCATATGGTACATCAAAGTAATATGTTTTGTAAGTGTGAATTACATTTTCAGCCAATTTATCAAATGGATAATGGATGAAACGATTATATATTTTGTTCTTTAGTTTAATATCATCACAATTGTTATAAGCATTTATAGCAATCTCTGTGATTTTAGTAAAATATCTTTTACTTCTCTTTCTTCGTTTTCTAGGCATCTATGTTATATTCGTTTTTTAAATCATCTAATATAGATTTTATTTGATTCCAAATAAAACCACTCTCATCATCTGATTCAAATGAACCTAACCTATCCGCATCTTTCATCCTTTGATACGATTCAGATATTTTTGAATAGATTGATTCTATTTGTTCATCAGATTTTTCTATCTCATCTTCTAAACGTTCTACCTTACGAAGTAAATTCCATACTACATAAAGTAGAACTATTAGAATAGCAGGTGCTATGTAAATTATGTATTGTAATTCCATATTAAGCTTCCACATCACCAAAGATAGATTTGAAATCAATCTTCTCTGGCATTGTTACATTTTCTAATTTTGTTTTCTTTGTAGGTCTACCACCCACATTTTTAGTTTGAACTTTTTTATCAGAGTTTATAACTCTATCTCTTTCGAAGTTAGCGGCACATAAATCAGCTTGATGCATGATAAATGGTAACTGAGTTTTAATTACATTATCTTTGTTATAAGTAATGTAATACTCTTTGTTGTTTTCATCGTACAATCCATCAGTTAATTTAATTCCGATATATTCTTCTTCAGTAAGTTTGATACCATAGTGATTTAACAACCACATAGTTCTATCATTAAGATTCATCCAATGCATTTTGGAACTCGTCTTATAAATCTTTCCTTGATTCTCAATATGCCATTGTGAATCATTTGGGATGTACCAATTCTCTTCGTGATTACCTACCTTACCTAAATCATGATGAAGTGCTGTAAAGATTAGAGTATCCTTTTCAAAATCTAAAGGCATTCCTAACTCTTTATATAAATCATAAATCTTAACGGCGTTATATGTAACTCTAAGAATATGGTCAATATATCCACCAGCGAATGCGTTGTGGAAATGTTCTGTTGATGATGCTGGAGTAAGGATAATTCTATCTTCTAACTCATCATACATCTTATTTAGTTTTTCTAATCTTTCACCTGTAAAAGTTTGGTTGATTAGTTTTCTAAACTTTTCGTAATTCTCTTTAATTTTATTTTCATCTAAAATGTGTACCATAATTTTTAATCTTTATTTTCAAATAATACAGACAATAATTCACTCTCTCTAAATATGTGGTATGTCTTACCACCATTTTTGTGTTTGAATCCAGTCCCATCTAATAGAACCGTATCACCAACACTAACACTCATTGGTATTGAATCGCCTGTCTGTGTGAACAATCCATCACCAACTGAAATAACTTTACCCAACATTGTGGTTTCTGAACCTGATGGTTTGTATAAACCACCTTTGGTTTTTTCATCGTTTCTTTTTAGTATCTCTACTACTACTCTATCCCCTAAAGGTTTATAATTCCATTCCATAACTTAAATAATTTTATCTATAATTCCTAATTCTAATGCTTCATTGGCAGATAAGAAGTAATCACTTCTTTGATTTTCTTTCCAAAACTCTTTATCTTTTTTTGTAACTTCAGCCATAAGTGTATTACAATCATCTTCTAATTGTTCTGCGAACTTAGCGTTTGATTTAATATCTTCTAACTTTCCAAAATTCATTGTTGATAGTTGGTGAACCATAACCTTAGAATGTTTTGATGCGGCTCTAAGACCAGTTCCACAGGATAGTAATAATGCCGCGGCACTCATAGCAGAACCTCTACATACTATGTTAGTAGAGATATCTTCGTTATCTTTTAAAGTTCTAATGTAATCAATTAGTGCCAATGTTTCTACTACATCACCACCTGGTGAGTTTAACAATAGTGTTATAGATTTTAATTCTGGATTAATCTTTCTGAGTAATCTAACCTTTGATATACAATCAAATACCATACCTTGTGATATTTCATCCTGTACTAAAATTATATTATCTTCTATATCTAATCCGTAATCAAACTCTCTAAACTCTTGAAAGTGTAATTCTCTTGCCGATACTTTTTCTTTTTCTTCGGTAACATCCGTTTGATTTGAAGTTGGATATCGTCCATCATTATATAAATCGCTCATCTATTATAACTTTTTTTTAGTTAAACTTAATCAAATATACAACATTTTTTTTGAAATACCAAGTATTTTAATAAGTTTTTATATCATCCTCATCAGTAGTATCTTTTGATTCAGATTGAAAGTTTCTTAAATCTACACCATCAGAATAAGGTTTTGAAAATTCATTATATATTTGTTCGTTTTGTTCTTCAACATCAACAGGCTTTTCATCGTAAACTTCTACGTTACCATACACATCTTCTACTTCATACTTTGGTGTAGCAAGAATCTCTTCGTTCTTCTTAATCATTTCTTCTTGAGAAAGTTTATCTTTCACTTTCTTATGTTTCTCACCATTCATCATTGTATGTTTGTACATCATTTTATTTCTTTGTGTGAAATAATCATCCTCTTCTTCTCTTCTACCAATATATTTGTTTACTGCGATTACCATAGCGATTGCCATTGGGTCGAATACGAATACAATCATTAGAGTGAACCAATTCACAATTACATCCATCGGTCTACCTGTAATCTTAGCCATATATCTAAGTGGGCCAATCTCTGCCGCTACTTCGTTGTTGGATTCTAAATCCAAAATCTGTAAATCTAATTTTGTAATAGAATCGGTAACTGCTTCCATCTTAATCGAAACACTATTTCGTTGTTCCTTCATATCATCTAACTGAGCGTTTAAAACTCTACGAGTAGATGATGAGGTTGTAGTGATGATTTCACCAGTCTCTCTATCTTTGTATTGGATGGTATTATTTGATAATCCTTTTGTAAGTTCTGATATAGATTCACTAAGTTGAGCTCTTTCTACTTTGTATCCTTCCAACGATTCAGAGAATCTATCTCTTTTCATTTCAACCACAGCAACTTGTTTATCTACGATAGTTAATTGGTCGGCAGTAGTTTGATATGCTGATGTAAGGAATCCATAGATACCTGCTGAGGTTATAATCATTAAGATACCCACACCCAATGTAAGATATGATTTTAACATCCATCCTAATTTCTTCCAATGGTTATGTAGATATGATGCTACGATTAATTTAGCTAACTCTAATGCTGAAGCCATTATGATTACTTCAAACCTTGCTCCAGCAAACAAAGAACTCAGTCCAAATACTGAATAATATGCAGCAGTTCCAGCTAAAGATAATGTTGAAAACACCATCAAAAACCCAAATCCTACCTTTTTTGAAAAAAAGTTTTTAACAATATCCATATTTTTAGTTTTATTAAATTTGAGAATTGTATTTATTTACAAATTCATATTTTAAATATAAGAAAATAAGGATGTAAACATCCTCATTGACTTAGTAATAAGTATTAAAATAATTAGAATTAATACTAAAACATCCTAAAACGGAATACTATGCCTTCTACTGAAGGTAATCTAAAATAGCAAGTTCTTTAGCTTTAGATTCTACCATAATATCAACATCTAAACCATATGTATTAGGAATCTCATTGATATAATCTGAGTGTGCTTGAGGTTTCAGTTTCTCATTATTCTCATGTAAAGCTTTAGATTCTGAATAGTGAACTACAGGTGTAATTCCATCAGGCCAAGTAGATACTGCTAACTTCAATGCTTCTTCCTCTGATAAATCTCCAGTACAAAATTTGTGGTGGTGATAATCGAATACAATAGGAATACCAATACGTTCATGTATGTACATCAAATCTTTTACTGAATACATAGATGCCTTATCATCGTTCTCTACAGTAAGACGAGTTTGAACTGATTCAGGTAAACGTTCAAAGTTTTTACAGAATCTATCCATAGCAGATTGTTTATCACCATACACACCGTTACAATGAATATTAAGTTTGTTGTAAGGTGTACGAGATAATCCCAACATATCAAACACCTCACCATGTATAGAAAGGTCTGTAATGGTGTTCTGTACTACTCTTTCGTTTGGAGATACCAACACATTGAATGGGCCAGGATGTGATGTAATACGTTGATTATACTTTTTGATAAGATTACCAGCACCTGCCATAAGATTAGATATACGATGGTAATGAGGTAACTCTGATAAGTTGTACTCACTAGCCCAAGGGAACAACTCAGAACTCAACCTAAAGAAGTTGATACCATTCTGATGATTCCATTTGATAATCTCAATAAGGTCTCTGGTGTTTTGAATAGCCAACTCTGAAGCGTATGGAATACCTTTCTCTGTGAAGGTACGTTTTATCATACTACGGTTGGTTGTGATTTTGGGTTTCTGTTTACCCAATGTCATATTGATACAGGCATATCCTAAATTCATAATGTGTAATTTTTAATTCTATACTAATATACAAAAAAATAGGGGACTATACAAGCCCCCTATGTTAAGAAATTGTTAAATATCTTCCCACTCTACATCCGTAACTTCTTGACAAAAATAATAGTAAGGTTCTTTTTTAAATACTTTATCAGAACGTAAGTGTTCTTTCCAAGTAGATATAATAGGCATATGGTCTATTCGTATCTTCCTTTGAACTATCCATAGAGTGTTATTTACATTAACAACTTCTCTATTGAACATTATTTAACGGATACTTCAATTACTTTAGTCTTTTTTTCTTCTACCTTTGGAATCGATATAGTTAATACACCATCCTTTACAACAGCAGTTGTTTTAGATACATCCCAATCTTCTTGAATGTTGTATCTTTTATTGAATGTTCTTTTTTCATTATCACCTTCAATAGAAAGAACTGTATCTTCTACTTTTACATTGATATCTTTTTTCGATAAGCCAGGTACATCAAACTCCATAGTGAGTACATCATCTTCGATTCTCATATTACGAGTTTCTCTTTGAGGATGGTTAAACACTTCATCCATTAAGTTCCATGCGTTATTCATTGTTAAAATCATTTTTTCCCTTTTTAGTTTTAGTTAAACAATTAATTTATATGATTGTTATAGTACCAATTATGTACCAAAGGATTTTTTAAGACTGTTTGTCAGTATTTCTTATTTGTGTATGACAAAATGTCAGTTAACTGAAAATGGTGGAGTGTTTCCAATAATATCAAAGGTTAAAATTACTTGCCAAGGTTCGTACTTAGTGAATTCAACTTTACGATTCATTAAAATCATACCATTCATTTGTAAATCATTGGCCACTTTCACTAATAAATCTAATGTGGGCCCGTAGATATTAATAATATCTCTATCATCACCTTTTACAAATTCGATTTTAACTTCGTTTCTATCTCTTTCGAAATCATAGTTATCATCTACTTCACCTTCTAATTCTTCTGCGGCTTTCATTAAACGAGCTAACTCTCTTTCTTCCGCATCTAAACGTTCCATTTCTTCGTGAATAGGTAGATAGGCGAACTCACCAATCATCAAATCGTATAAGTACAATAACTTATCTTCATCTTCCAATGTTTCAAAGAACTTGAATTCATTTTCATCCCAATATTCTACGGTAGCCATACTCATCTCCCAAAGTCTTTTATAATTTCTTTTGTTAACCAAGATGGTTCTGATGTAAAGTGTTTGAAATAAGGTTCACTAATTAAATACAGTTTTAGTTTTTGATATTTTTTTTCATCACTATCATTGGTTGATAGTATATTAATTATCTTTTCTCTGTACGGTTCTTCTATGTAGTTTAAACTCATCTCAATTATAAATATTGGGGATTATAACTTTCCCTTATAGATTTGGTTCATAAAGATTAAACAATCTTTAGATAATGCTTTGTTTTCTTTTTGTACTGTATCAATACAAACGGCTAAAAATTTTACTATATGTGGTGGTGGGTTTTTTTCACCAATCTGTAGAATCCTATCTTGAAGTTTATGGATGTACTCATCTGTAATAAAGATATCTTCTAATAGATACTTTTCTTTCATATATCTTTCAGAGAACCATTGATGTGGTTTAGCATCTTTATCTACGGCGTGTTTATAAACCGTATTAACATACTCATCTAATTTAAGTACATCTGGTACGGATGATGCAAACTTTTTATAACTAACCCATTCACGAGCTTGTTGTAAATCATCATCACCTAAACCTAATTCTTTAAAAAAATCCTTCGGATTCATTCAGTTGTTTTTATTGAAACAACCCTAATTGAATTTTTCTTTTGTGTGAATTCTGTGCATCCATTAATGTAGTAAATACTTTATTACATTCGGACCAAGTTAAATCCACTCTTTGATTACCTACGATTAAAGTTCCAATTGGTTGACTTCTATCTTTATAATTTCCTTCAGTAATTCTATCACTTAATTCGAAATCAATTGAGTTGTAATTCTTACCTAATTTTTTTAATTTATCTCTATCTTTTTGATGAGTTGCCCCACCTAAGTTTACTCTACCTCTCGGCTTTCCTGAATATCTTTTCATTTGAAGTGTATTTTAATTGTTTAACTATTTGTTAATAAATATAAAATAAACTTTAATGAAACTATATTACCTACGATTTCTTTTAGATAATCTAGCAAACTTAGCTTCAAACGATTTTAAATCCATTCTATTAGGGTGAGTTCTTTCTATGTTTTGATTTACTCTCATAGTTTCCGCCATCCAAAACCAAGCCGCGGCTACAGTCTTTTGTGGTGGTATCATATACTCATCTAATAGAACATTACCTGTTCCATCTGATACAAAGAACTTTCCATCGGATGTTCGTTGTGTACTTGCTTTAGGGAACTTTCTTAAAACCTTTCTTTTTAACCTTTTAAATTTATTTTTATCAATTTCCATTTTCTAAGTGTTTATTAAACGACCTTGTTAATCGGCTATCTATAAATGATGTTACACTATTATCATCCACATATAGTTCTTCAACTATTCTACCATCTTCAGTTGTAACAGTATAGCGATAACCCTTTACTGTTTTTTGTCTTTCTGTTATTTGGCCAACTTTATTCTTACCAAATACTGATACGATTACTGTTTCATTTGTACTATAGGATATCATATATTTATTTTATAACCTTAATAATTTTGGTTTCTATTACAGAACCAACTTCAAACTCTACAGAATCATTTTTAAATTCTTCGTGAACTTTAGTTTCTGCATCGGTTACTGATACTGCGTGAACCAAATACTGTTCGATATTCTTTTTTTGTCTACCCTTATCATCGGTAGAGATTACTTTTACTTTTGCGATATAATACTTCATAATTGTATTTTTAGTTATTAAAATTAATGTTATACTTTTCTGATAATTCGGTTTCTGTAATCAGTGCATATTCACCATTACATTCACCATGTGTTAAATCCTCTACAATAGTATGAAACCATTGAACTGATTTTTCACCATCGTGTTGTCTACCCGCTGGTATCACCATCAGTTGCATTGGTACTACTTTGTTTTGGAATGATTTCCATTGACGAGGTCCAATCTCATCTGGTCCCTTTTGGAATCGTTCTCTCAAATGTTCGTAGAAATCATTATCCATTTCTTCCCACTCATCATAGTTGAGATATTCTTCTTGTGCTTCTTCTTGTGCTTTGTGAAGAGCTTCTTTTTCTGATTCCGATAACTCATCCCAAAAATCTGTAGGGATTGGGTTTTCAGAATCTACATTAGGATGTTTATAAACAGAATCTTTTACTTGTCGTAGTTCATCCATAGTTCTTTTTTTAGCCATTTGTTAATTGTTTACTTAATACAAAACCTGTTTCACCTTTATCATTGGTTACTTCTTCTACCAAACCCTTATCTATCAATCCATCAATTGTAGTATCTACATTCTCTTGTATAATACTTTTAGCTACTGTTTCAGCCAGATTAAATAGTGTTTCCATATCTTTACCTAAATCATCTGTAAAATTAATTTTAGATGCAGAGTTGATAAAGCGAGGTCTAAATTTGTTTTCATCAATCCACTCATTATTGAAGAATCCATCTTCACTAAGAGTTTCAAGAATGATTTTTACGATATCTTTTTTCATTTTAATATAATTTTTTATCTAATATACAAAATTATTTCTTAACTTCCAAATAAACCCCCCACTATTTTAGTGGGAGGTCATTTGATGAGTAATAATTAATAATTAAAATGGGTTCGATAAATCAACATCATCTGAAGTTTCATCTTCTACATTGAAGAGATTTTCTTCTTCAGTAGAACCAACAAACTTTTGAACGAATTGTTTGATGAAAGTTCTTTCAGATTGTGCTCCACCCGCATCATCGAACAATGGGTAGATAGTAATTTCAGCGGCCTCAGCCAGATTGAATCCATCATAAAGTAGTGAACCAATCTCAACAGCCGTTCTAGTCGATAGTGAGTTTGAAAGAGTAGGAACTTCTTTCTTTACATCACTTCTAGTCATCGAAGTAATCTTAGCAACATTGTTAAGAACAGTTTCATCAACCGATGGGTACATCATTTGAAGTAGTGATGTTTCTTCATCAACATTCAAAGTATCCATTTCGATGATTGTGAACCTGTCAACAATCGCTCTATCCAACTGTCTAGTCGATGTGTACTCATTACCGATGTTAGCGGAAGCGATGAACGAAACACCATCAGCAACTTTCACTACTGGTGAATCAGCGGCTTCATCCAACCTCAAGTATCTTTGACCGGCATCCAACACAGTCATTAGGATGTTGTGAGCCTCAGGATGTGCTCTGGAGATTTCATCCAATACGATTACAGTATTTGGAGTTTGGATAGCCTTCACAAAAGGTGATGGTGAGAACACCGTACCCTTCTTAGTATCGAACTGAGTATTTCCGATTAGAGTGGCTCTTGGGTCTTGTGTAGAACCTAAGTTGAAGATTTCCATAGAGTAACCATCAATGGAATTAGCGGCGGCTTTAGCGGCCATAGTTTTACCACAACCAGCCGGACCAGTCATCATAATATTTTTACCTCTCAGAATGTTTCTGATTAGGTACTTCCACTTTAGTGGATTCATAAACAACATCTGTGGTTTCAAACCATCAGCTTCGGTATGAATAAACTTTAGGAAATCTTCTTCCATTGGTTTTTCAGCAACTTCCATAGTTGGTTTTTGTTTCATTTGATATTGTTCCAAACCACCATTAGGTTTGTTAAAGTTAGTTACAGGTTCAGAACCATTGAACTTCTCACCAGGTACTCTGTTGAACTCAACAGAACCATTGGTAAGATTACCTTTGATTCTTGCTTTGATACAATACTTAGTTGGATTGTTACAAGCAGATACACACCTCTTATAAAGTGATGAACCTTTTTCATTTATTTGGGGAACGAAGAATTCCACTCCCGCTGAATCTGTAAGGATGATTTCCTTACTTTCGTTTCTCTTCGCTTGAAGGAAAACTGCTCTTTGTGATTTGTTACTCATAAATTTTAAATTTTAATTATTAATACTCTTAACTCTTATTACTCTACTAAAGTACGACTTTTATTTTGATTTTCCAAATTTCTAATGTTAAGAAATTGTTAAATCTTTATTGAAACAATTTGTTCAATGTTTTAGTCAACGCCATCAGATTCGTACAATCTACTGATGTTGCTGATTTACCATACATTCTTTTGAAGTTATCGATACCACCTTCGTAACCATCATACACAAAGTATGAAAGAACCTTAACTCCCGCTTGTTGGATTTTCTTAACCTGAGAGGCGGTGTGTTCAACCGCGGCGTTTCCACCATAATCGATATCTCTGTTAGAGAAACCTGGCCACCCATCTGAGAAGTTGATGAAGTAAGAATCAACACCTTTGTTAGTTTTGATGATGTCATCTAAAACAGTTTCAAAACATAAACCTTCAGGAGTAGTTCCACAAGGATTAAGATATTTGAACAATTGTTGAATCTTAGAGAACTTATCTTTTCTACTATCGTATGCAATCAACATAAGTGGTTGTGTATTCCCATCATGTTGAATACTTCTGTAAGATATAACCACATCTAAGTTAGAAGTCATTGAAGCGGCCTTAGCGATAGCAACTGCCGATGTTTGAGTTTGTTTCCACTTTGAACCACCCATTGATGAACTAGCATCGATAGAGATGTGAACCAAAGCGGGATTGTGTTTGTTAATTGAAATCTGGTCAAAGATTTGAACATTACCCATTCCCAATTCATGTAACAATCTACCGGCGATTTTACCATTCTTCATTCTTGGAGTAACCAAACTTCTTTCCTCATTTCTAAGTTTAAGTTTCTTACCTAATACAGTACCCAAAATAATACCTTTGTTAATTGCTTCAGAGTTTCTATCAACACTCCAAGAGTAAGTAGATAACATACTAATCATACCAGAATCGGCTAATTGTTTAGTGTAGTTTTTCACAAGCATTACAGGAGTTTGTTTACTGTTTCTGTAGTAACTTGGATTGTGATAATCTTTACCAGCCAACTTTTCTTCAACACCACTCTTATCTAAAGTTTCCATCTTCTTAGATTCAGTTTTGGAAACTTTCTTCTTTTGAATATCACCATTCTGAAACTTCTTTTGTTTCTCAATAGCGTTATCCAATTGTTTCTTTTGTCTATCTGATAACTTACCGTTACCTTCAGAACAATGTGTTTTTTCATCGGTGATTTGAGAATCAGAACCACTACCACCAGCACCATTAGGATTGTAAGAACCTCTACTTCCACTCTTTACATCATCACCTTCTGCATCACCTTTGGAATCATCAGTACCGTTAGAACCATCTTTTGATTCACCACCATTACCTTCGGTATTATCAGTACCATTGGTTTCAGAGTTATCTCCACCACCACCGTTACCACTACCTTCAGATTGTTCATCACTATCACCTTCACCATCACACTCACCATCATTCTTTTGGTTAGGTGATTGAATTGGTTTTTCTGATGGTGGGAGTGAATTCTCAATTACTTTGAAAATCTGTGAAGCCAACACCAACGAACCATTGGTATCTTTTATCATATCGATGTTTTTCAAATCCATCAGATTCCATACACTTCTCAACATTGGAAGAGCATCTAAATCTCTATTCTTATTAGTGATGTTGATGATTCTAAACATATAAGATTCCCAATCGTTATCTCTATACTCAGAGGATTGTAATCCCTTATCAACTATCTTAGAGTTGAAGTACTTATCGTACATAGCGTGGTAGTAACCTTTGTAACCAGGTGATGTACTATAAATGTAGTAATCGATTCTCCTATCTTCGATTACATTCAACAAATCTTTTACAACTTTTGAAACCCAATTTTGACAGTCCCACTCAGTCATATTGTGTTTATCCATCAGATGAGTAATGTAATCTTTACCAACAACCAATCCGATGTTGTTGTTGATTGTATCTAATGTATTGAAATCGGTTAACTTAATGTGAGAACCTTCGTGCAGTGCCAACCCAACAGTTGAATCAAAATCTTTATCATCCATCTTAGATGAAATCACAACCGATTTACCATCGGTATAAGAATCACCCCTTACACTAAAGGTGACTGGAATATGTTCACCAGTAACAATATCAACGAAGTTACCGATTGATTTCTTATAAGAGGCAAGAGCCATAAGGTTATTGTGTTTAGATTCTATAGGATTCAAATCCAAAGAATCATCATCATCGAACAACCCATCTCTCAACCAATAAGAACTGTATTTTGTGTTATCTCTATTCATATATTATAATTATCATTTCTTAATCTTACACTACTAAAGTAGTGATTTTTTTGCAATTATCCAAGTATTAAATGTTAAATTTTTGTTAAAGTTATTAACAAGTTATTAACAATTTAAAGTAACCCTTTTAGTAGTTTCTTATAATCTATCGATAGTAAACCCATTCCGCCTAACATTAGACCCATAACAGAGAATACTATTTCATTAAGAACATCTTCAAACTGAATAAGGTTCTGAATCGTTCCGTTCATAGTAAGATAGGAAGCTCCCAACCCTACTATCGTTAATAAAATTGCTTGGTAATTTTTCATATTGTATATCTTTATCAATTATTACAGTACTAAAGTACGAAAAATATTTGATATATACAAGCCGCCAATGTTAAGAAATTGTTAAATCTTTGCTAGTTACTTAGTGGAGCTTTAATTGTAGGATGTGATTCGTAGTCTAAAAGAGCGTATCCAAATTCACCTTTTAATATATTTACATTAATTAAATCAATAGTTGGTAATGGATATGGCTCATTCCTTAGTTGTTGTTTTACTTGTTCGATATGATTATTGTATATGTGTGTATCACCTAAAGAACCAACCAACTGGTCAGGTACCATATTTACTTCTCTGGCAATTAGGTGTAATAATAATCCATACGATGATATATTAAATGGTAAACCTAAGAACGTATCTACAGAACGTTGATTCCACATTAGGGATAACTTTCTTTTAGGTACATTCTTTTCATCTAAATCAGAATCACTTAATCTTTTAGCATAGTGAATACTTTTACCAATTGAGTGAGTCCAATACTCAGCCCTTTCTTCCCAACTCATCTCTGTAGTGTAACATTGGAATCCGTAGTGGCATGGTGGTAAAGTCATCTTAGATAGTTCACCAACATTCCATGCACTAACCATCAACCTTCTACTATCAGGATTGTGTTTCAATAAATGTATTAGAGTTGATATTTGGTCGATGGAATCATC